GTTTCAAATGCAAGAAGTATGTCATCAACTTTAGTTCCGAACTTTGGAACTAATGAGCCATCGTGCCCTCTGATAAAGTTTACTGAAGGACTATAATTCGCATCTGTAATTGATTCTGGCTGATATGCTGGAGCAATTCCTAATGAAGTTGCACTTGGCGGTACATAAGTTTCTTTTATGTTACTATAATTTCTAACACTTATTACATCGCCAGTAGACCTTGCTGTTGTAAAATTTATTTCTGTTGCGCCAGAAGATAATGTATAGTCTACATTTAATCTCTGAATAATACCATTTAAGATAATAGTTACGTCTTTGTCATTTAATATCGAGTTAGTAAACGTTGGCATAACTTGTTCAGTTGCGCCATTAATAACAGAAACATCAAGTGCTTGATAGTGGGCGTTTGCCTCACCAAAGTTCACCATTGTGCTGTCTCTAAAAATACTTACACTCTTATGTTTTCCAAGAGAAATAGTAGTAATTGCTTCTTCTAGTATTTGTAAATTTGTCTTTGTTTCACTTGAATCTGAGTCTATAATAGATTGAACTGTTGTGAGTAATTTATTTTTATAACCATTATATGCACCCGATAAGAATTCAGTTGCTTTAATTGGATTATAATCTTCTCGTGTTAATGCAAAGTATGCCTCTTTAATATCTATTGAGTTTCTAACGAGAACACTACCCTTGTCTGCGAACCGTAGTTTATCTGTGTTTGTTCCTACTGCTCTGTAGTTGTTGGCCGCATTTGCACTTCCTGTTAATCCAAATATTGTTTCAATTATACGAACACAGTGTTCGTAAACAAGAGAATATGACATCTCTGTATTATAATATGTTGTGTTATCTACGTTATATTCTAATGATGGATTAAGTCTTTGAAACACTGTTTGTCCATCAAAAACTACTGGAGTATCAGTACAATAATCTACATATATGTTTCCAGAAACTGCTTCTGTTAATATGATTTTGTTTGTAGTACTGTTGTATATATAATTTCCTATTTGCTTATCACCATTTACATATAAATCTATTTGAATCTGTCCCGTTGTGTTCTTTGGAGATTGAAGTAGTTCGATTTCTGAAACTGATAATTTATCACCTATTTCTTGTCTTAGATTTCTGTAATCGAATGTTGATGGTATCATCAATTTTTTATAATCTGTATTATATTTGTACGTTGACGATTCATCTAAGTCTATATTAAATACAAACTCACTTTGATAGTCACCTGCTTTTAGTTTAGGTTTAAATCCTAATTCTGTATCTATTATATAATTAGCACCAACTACGTAATGAAATATGTTTATATCTTTTACATATGCGTTATTTGAGTCGTATGATTTGAATGTTGGTATTTCTCCAGAAGTTGACACTGCGGCCGATGTAGTACTCAACTCGATATCTTTATCGAATTCAATAATTGGTCTTAGTGCTTGTGATATTTTTGTAAAGTTTGAATCTGTGATTAATGCTTTGATATCATCGTAATGATACCAAGAATTACTACCACTCCACCATGAACCTACACTTTTGTCTATTGTGACATAATGTTTATCGTCTGAGCCGGCAATTGAAGAATCAAATCCAGGAGATACCCAGTAGTACATACTGTAGTTTACGAACTTGTCTAGGTCGATTGGAAGAGCAACAGTGTTTAGAGTGCTATTAAATAATCGTCTGTGGTCGTTTGTTAATGCACCTTTATTATAGGTCGCATTCAGTAAGTCATCATAGAATACACTATCACTTGCATCTCTGTTTGTGAATGTTGGTTCTAAACCGTAATTGTCTCGTGCGTATGCGGTAGATGGAAAAGAAAGATATATATCACTACTTTTGAATATTCCTTTTTCTTTTCTACCAACAAATGCTTTTGTTTTCTCCATCTTACCAGAAGAGAAGGCGCGGTCAAGTGTCGTGTCAAATATTGTTTCTAACTCGCTGTTCTTCAGGTGCCCTGGTAAAAAGTCATAAATCTTCTTTGCCATGTTATTCGCCTACTAATTCAGATTGTGCCAATTGTGTGATTATTTTTACATCGTTTGATGTTGTTACTGCCATAAACACTTCGTTTAAGGCACATGAGATGCTTAATAAGTTTGTAAATTCATTTGAAGAATATTTTGGTGTAATTACTACACTTGAAATATAATCTCCTAGTTCTTTATGTAAGTATGCCGCAAGTTCTGAGAAGTAGAACGTAGCACCAAAGTCCCAATTGTCAATTGAGAAGTACTCATTTACTTTTTTAGATACTTCTGTTTTTATTTCACTATCAGTATATCCTACACCCAATCTTTTAATAACTTTGAATATTGCTTGATTTTCATTTTCTGCATATGAACCGAATAAGTATTTAAACTCTACTGGAATATAAGCAACGTGGTCAGCGATGGCTGCCTTTGGCTCAATTGTGTTCATTATTTTTGATAATTCAAAATTATTAGGAGCAACTGGTTTAGTAGTTGTAAAGTCGTTTGCTATCCATTTCTCTACATTTCTTACGTAATCTGAACTTAATACATACATGTCAACAATGTTACTTGTGCTAGGGTCTATTCGTTTGTTTACATCTGCATAATGTTCCCATCTGAAACTTGCAAAGTTATCTTCAACGAAAGTTATTCCTTCTTTTACTGAGTAAGTAATCGTGTTGTATACTATATCATCACCGCCTGCACTAGTGTATGTGAATGTTGCATTCCATAGACCACCGATACGTTTATACCATGTGCTGTTTGTTGTATTAAACCACAATGTAGCAGTTGATGGTACCGAACTATCTGGGTCTGTTGGTCCAGTATCTTGTGCGGCCGCTATTGCAATCTTTGATGCTCTTTCGTATGCTACATTATCTTTTGTATAACTTTCTAATACAATCTTCTTACTAGCAGTAATATCAAACATACTATATGGATGGTCATCAATGTTTGAAGCGAATAGTTTAACTTTTGTATTATCTTTATAGCCAGCACCCGTCAAGTAATCATCATATACATATGATGCCATAGATTTGTACGTTGCTGTTGTTGTATTTGTTTGTGTTGCTAAATCAAATGATGCTTTAACTCTCACTGAGTAATCTGCAATATCAGACAATGTTGAAGCCGTTCCAACAAACACGTCAATTAGGTCACCAACTGTGACTGCATATGTCCAGAAAATAATCTTATAATTTTGACCTGAAGTATTTGTAACTGTAACGTGGTCTGGGTCAATAAATGTTCCAGTTTCAGTTCTAAGTAGTACATTACTAGTTGTAAGTGTTGTTGCACTTGTTATTGTGAATTCTCCATAAGCATACTGTTTGAAATCTATATCTGAGTCAAGTGTATTGATTTGGAATGATGTTTGCCACGGTAACACAAATGTATATTCGTCAAATCCTGTATGGTAAGTTACTACCATATCATTTTGTTCAGCACTGTCTGAGTTATCTCTGAAAACAAAATTGCTACTTGTTGAGGCCGCATTAAAATAATCTAAAGATATTTTTCCTTTAAAGCCAAAAGTAGTAAGGTCACTAGTACTGATAGTCGTAAAAGAACTGTCTGCGTTTGCTAAAGTTTTTATATCTCCAGGTTCACCTTCATAATTTATAGTAACATTCGTAAGAGAAGTATTAGTTTCAGAAGATGCTGTTACTGGACTGTCTAATCCTATGGTTGTGGATAATGATGTTATAGTTGACAAGTCATCAATTCTTAATTGAAGTTTATCTATGCCGTTTCCTAAGTCTGTAGCATCACCAATAATTTTACCTGATGCTGACGTTGGCGCAATTATGTGTGCTGGCAGTAATGGAAATTCTAATCCATCTGGCGATATCAAAGAATGAGAGTATGTTGTTCCTGAGACTGCTGGATTACTGTTAGCAAACTCGTATGATTCTCTTGCTCCGGTGTATTGAAACACTGCATCAAATGTGGCTCCAATTGTATTATATACTGCTGAGTTTGTTATTGGTGCTTGTCCAATAGTCACAGCATCGCCTACAGTAGAACCATAGCCACTCGTAGTGCCACCAGTTGTTAAATAGTTTAGATATATTGCATCTCTTGTTGATAAGTTAGTTTCATTATCAATTACGTCTGTGGTGTTACCATAGAAGAACTTGACTTGGTCTCTACTTTCAAATGCTATTTTTTTACCTGTGAATTCTGCTACATATTCTGATTCATTATCTCTAATACCAGAACTATAGTTAAACACTACATGACATTCTGCTGGCGTTCCTGATATTGTATGTAACTGCCATTCCCATATGTCTGTTTCGCCTGATTTTAGTGCGTATTTTATTGTAAATGTTTCTTCAGTAACACTATTAACCTTAGTTTTTATTGATGTTACTTCTGCTTCTGTAAATTTAGTTCTTAGTCCTCTTACTACGTTTACAATAGTTCCATTTTCTTTGATTGCTTTGTTTAGTGTATAAGTAGTTCCTGAGACTGCTATGACTTTTGCGTATGTAGTTCCAGACAATGATGATAATTCAAAAATGTCACCTTCACTTATAACAGTTGTTACTGTTGTTGCTGAAATTTTCATATGATTACTAGAATCGTATGTGTAGTTTTTTGCAATAGGAACTAAAATACTACTAAGTCCTCTATATTTGTGATAAAAAGAATTTAAAAAACTTGGATGTTTTATTGCTTTAGTAAGTTCGTTTCTTATAAAGTTATCACTGTTGCCTTGTAGTTTATTATAACTTAATGGAATCTTTATTGCTTCATCTTCAACAAATAATGAGCCGTCTGAACCAGTGACACTTAGATTTGAGTGATGTCCTAAAACATCATCCATCTCGTAAAAACGAGAGTTGCCTGCAAAAGAAGTATTAACTGCTTTGACTTTTCTAACAACATTAGTTCCAAGAGATAACGGATATACGTTATAATCTTGTGCATTGACCATTCTATCTTGTGAGTAGTAACTTCTTGGAGCAGTTCTACGTATACTTGCGTAAGTTTCACCAGAATAGTTTTCACTGAAATCTCTAGTGCTTGTTATTGTTAAAGTTATTCTATATGTTCTGTTATCACTTCCTGTATATGGAATTGTTATGACTTCGTTTGTAATATCATCTGCGTTTACAGTAAAGTTTTCATTATCCACTGTTCTATACCATGTTCTATATAGACCAGTTGCGGCATTACCAAACACTCCATCAGGATAATGTAATTGAATTCTGTTGTTCTCTATTGAGTTGACACTTACAATGTCTCCAGAGCCAGTTCGTAAAGCATTATAAATCGCAGTTTCACGTGTATCGTTGTCTACTTTTACTACACTTGAAACATATGCTCTTTGTGAATCTAGTTTTTGTACCCATACATCAGAGTTTGATACATTAATATTTGTAATCGATTGTGTTCTGTTTGAAATTGTCGTAGTATAGTTTTCGTCTTGAGAGTTTAATTGACCAGCACACGCATAGACAAAGAAACCTGTTCTATCACTAGCAGAGCCGAGATTATCATTACGATTTATAATTGTAAAATTGTTGTTTAAATTTGGTTCGTCCTCAAAGATGCTCGAATTTGTAGTATCAATCTTTACACGAACTGCTTCAAACTGTCTAGATTTTCCACCTACATTAGAAGAAAATGGATAGTTTATATTTTTTGAATTTACGTCTTCGTTAATTTCATACAAAGAATGTTCTACATCTGCAATTGTTAATTTAGATGTAGGATTTTGAATTTTGGTAGTTGCAGAGAAAGAAGAATTTAAGATACTTATAAAGTTTTCATACCAGTCTATATTGTTGCTGTCGTTCCAATTGATAACTTTCCCAGCAAGACTGACACCTTCGTTGTCTAATACATCTTCATTAGTTGTGACACTTGAAATCTTCATAAAACCCTTTGCGTTAATTGGGCGTGTCTTATTATATCCTAAAGTTTTAGCCATCTGAAGAATACTTGCTCTACGTTCAGCAGTATCCATAAAGTTTTCTCTAGAGTTCATGTCTAGTCTAAATGCTAAACTGTGTCCTAGATATGCAACTAAATCTAAAATTGCTATGAATTCTGAACTTGCTATGAAGTCATTGAATTTGTCGGGATAGGTTGTTGCTGTATAGTCTAGTAGGGCCGCTCTAATTGTGTCGAAGTCGTATGCCTTAAGACTAACGTTAGTGAAAGCAGTATAAACTGTTGTCCAACTCTCACTTGCGAATAAATTATCTGTACGTTCTTGGCTCATAATATTCTCTCTGTTATTCTCTTGCTAAGTCTATACTTAACTCTACTGGTTCGCCTGTTGGCAATATTTTAAGTCGTAACATAGCATTTACTGTGTGGTCCGATTCTGTAATGTCAACGCTAACAAAACTACATCTCGGGTCATCGTTTACAATATCTGTTAAATCTTCTTCAATCAACTCAGTTGTTTCTTCAGTTAGTGGCTCAAACATCATATCGTGAATAATTGACCCATAAGTAGGCAACATCACTCGTTCACCTTTTCGGGTCATGATATGATTCATAAGGTCCTCAATCACCAAGTCTTTATCTTCTAACTGATGATTTATCGCAATTTTATTTTTGGTACTAAAACCTGTAAATAATGGCATAACTTTGTTTTCTCTGTAGTTTATTACACATGTATTTATCTCCACTTAATATTCGTAGTTTTAGATTGACAAATGGATGCAATTCTGTTATTATAGTACTAAATAATACTATTAATTATATATTAAGGATAACAATTCATGCCAAATCTAGTACCAATGGTCGTTGACCAATCAACTAATGGAGAGCGTAGTTACGATATTTTCTCTCGTTTATTAAAGGAAAGAGTCATATTTTTGACTAGTGAAGTTAATGACTATCAGGCAGACTTGATTTGTGCCCAGTTATTATTCTTAGAAGCAGAAAATCAAGACAAAGATATACATTTTTACATCAATTCGCCGGGTGGTGCAGTGACTTCTGGCATGGCAATTTACGATACAATGCAGTTTATTAAGTGTCCAGTAGCAACTACTGTGATGGGTCAAGCATGTTCAATGGGTTCATTACTTGCTCAGGCGGGTGCTAAAGGAAAACGACACGTACTACCAAACAGTCGCACTATGATTCATCAACCAAGCGGTGGTGCTGGTGGACAAGCAACAGATATGAAGATTCAAGTTGATGAGATTATGAAAATGAAAGAGAGATTGACTGGAATTTATGTAACTCATAACACTGCTGGTAAGACATTTGATGAATTGACTGAGGCTATGGAACGTGACAACTACTTAGATGCAGAAGAAACAGTAGCATTTGGTCTAGCAGATAAAGTTATAGCAAATCGTTAAAATCCCGGAACATAACTAAACAATTTAGCAGTTTTTATCTTTTGATTTGCTAGTGTTTCGTTTACTTTTCCGTTCTCTTTTATATTCTTTTGGATTTCGTCTGTTATTGAGTACCAGTCTTGTGCATTTATAAGTGCAATAATTGAACTATTTTCTATAGTGTCGATTCCCTCATTAAAGAAATGATACAATAGTGCATCATAATGTGGTTGTGATATTTTTACTTTAACGAATCTCTCTAATACATTACCAATATTTCGTAATTGTTTCTCTAAGATAAACTCTGCCATTCCTTTTGTTATTTTATTAGTTGTGATATCTATTCGTGTAGATGCAACCGTAATATAACCGTAGTTCACTTCAGTATCAGATATTTTATAATTATAACCAACTATGTTATCTTCAACTGTGAGTGTGGGTTTATTATCTAATATAATTGCATTCTTACTCATTGTCGAGAATGTTAAATCTTTTACGTTTTCTAAATTTACTTTTACATGTGACAGTATGTACGTAGGTTTATCATTTTCATCATAGCCTGTTCCCAAGAATGTGCCATTCTCAGTTATAACATGCAACGGCAACTGAATGTAATTTAGTAGTGAGCCTGGACGTTTATCATATATCATTATTTTAATCCTGATTTGTCTAAGCCATCTTTACTAGCAGAATCTATTGCAAATTGACTTGTTGATAATTTTTTAGAATGAGGTCTAATGAATGGTTCGTGTGTAGGCATTTCAGATACAATAGTATCTTTAACTATTGTACATGCTAAATCTTGCATATCTGGATGTTCTGTAACTAGAATAAGTTCTGATTCTGGTGCAGTTGGACCATTCAAGTGCAATTTACCACCAGTTGTTACAATACCATTAACTCCAACATTCACATTAAGAGTTGATTCAGTCTGTAACATTGTATTGCCTTTACTTCGTAAATGTATTTCTTTGTCTGAATTAACCTTAGTATTTCCTTCTATACTCTTAATATTAACATTTTCTTTTGCTTCAAGATTTATGTTTTTGTCTGCTCGAACATTAAAGTCTTTCTCAGTTCTCATATTTAACGAGCCTTCTGCATATACCATAACTTCGCCACTTGCCCCAATCTCTACCCATCCAGAACCAGAACTGTTAACAACGTAAATAAAATCATTTCCGCCATCTAATATAACTCCAGCACCCGAAGAAGT